TCCCTCCCGCTCGAGCGGAAGATCTTCGAACACTATTTGACTATTAGAATTTGTCAAATCAACAATAAGTTCTGCTAGGTCTAGCACGGTACATTCCTGCGGGTTGCCGACATTGACGGGACCCGTTGCCATATTTCCGTCAAGAACAGCTGCAAGTCCAAGCACCTCGTCAGAGACATGACAAAAACTTCGTGTCTGCTTCCCGTCACCAAAGACGGTTATCGGTTCATTTCTGAGAGCTTGAGATATAAACGTGTTGACGACGCGCCCGTCGTCTGGTCGCATTCTTTCGCCATATGTATTGAAAATTCTAACAATACGAATATCCAATTCATTTACACGATGATACGCCATTGTCAATGCTTCGCTAAACCGCTTTGCCTCATCATAGCAACTTCGCGGGCCAATTGAACTTACGTTTCCAAAATATGATTCAGATTGTGGATGCACTAGCGGATCACCGTACACTTCACTTGTTGACGCTAGAAAAAATCTTGCGTTCTGCTTGGCAGCTAGATCTAAAAGATTTCTTGTTCCGATAGATCCAACGGCAAGAATTTCAAGTGGCAACGTTAAAAAATCTAGTGGAGACGCCGGACTAGCAAGGTCGAGCACCGTATCATACCAGTCATCAGCAATTTCTGGCGGCAACGGATCAACAATATCGTGCTGAACAAATCTAAATCTTGGATCTTTCTTAGCATGAGAAATATTGCTGTATCTGCCAGTGACCAAATTATCTACAACTGTAACGCTGTCCCCTCGAGACAGAAACAGATCAACCAAATGTGATCCTATAAATCCGCTTCCACCAGCTACAAGATGATGAGTCATTGATGTCCAATCGCAGAATACATAACTCCTGAACCTACCCAAAGATTTTTATCAAGAATATTTCGCGCATCAAAAACAACGGGGACTGACATTTCACTAGCTACGATCGACGGATCAATGTCACTAAATTCTTGCCATTCTGTCAACACCGCTAGAACATGAGCGTTCTTTATTGCTGAAACTGCTGTATCTGCAATTTGCAGATTTTCTAGATTTGCTTGATGATTTTTGCGTACCGTCGGATCATACGCTACTATTTTGACTCCACGTTGAACTAGATTCTCAATAATTGACAACGCTGGAGAATCTCTAAGGTCGTCAGTTCCAGCTTTAAACGTCAATCCCCACACTGCAACAATCTTTTCAGTGACTCGAGAATCAATCATTGACAAAATTTTTTGCGCGATTCTCTCAAACTGGTGGTTGTTTGTCTCTATCGCACTATGCAAAAGATCAAACGAACAATCAAGTTTTTTAGACATATGCAAAAGCGCTCGAGTATCTTTTGGAAAGCACGAACCGCCCCAGCCTGGACCTGCCTTCAGAAACTGCGAGCCTATGCGCCCGTCCAAACCCATACCAAATGAAACATCATCTATGTTGCATCCAGCATTTTCGCACATTTCAGCTACTGAATTTATAAAACTGAGTTTTACAGCTAAAAATGCATTTGATGCGTATTTGATCAATTCAGCTGATTGAGGATCAGTGACTAGAATCTTTTTTGGAGATATTTTTGAATAGAGATCCGCAACAGTGTCTGCGGCAATAAAGTCATCACAGCCAACAACCACTCGATCAGGGTTAAAAAAGTCTGATACTGCTGAACCTTCACGTAAAAATTCTGGATTACTAACAACAGCAACGTCCGGTCTGTTCAATGCATTTGACACGAGAACGGTTGAACCAACTGGAACTGTTGACTTGTTTACAACAATTGAATTTGGCGGAAGATACTTTGAAATCTGCTTTGCCGCATCTAAAACATAGTTTAAGTTTGCTGATCCATCGTCATTCTGCGGAGTAGGCACGCATAGAAAAGCAACATCGCAAAACTTAACAGCATTTTCAGAACCGAGAATAAACTTTAGATTCCCATTTGAAATTCCAGATGCAACAAGATCGGCAAGTCCGTCTTCTACTATTGGAATTTTTCCACTATTGAGTTTATCTATCTTTTCTTGATCAATGTCTGCGCAGATCACATCATGACCTAGACTAGCAAAACACGCGCCTGTAGTGAGTCCGACGTATCCTGTGCCAATGATTGCGATATTAGCCATTGATTAGTTTTTCTTGTAGTATGTTTTTTGGACGAATTGACGACTGAATCCCTTATCTGTGTCAAGAAGGTACTCTCGGTCGCCAATTTTTTGGCCAGAATCACCCAAAGGCTGGCCGTCCAACGCTGACACGACGGCTTTACCGATCCATGACGCTGCTTGAAGGGCGACGGCTTTGCCCCATGTACTTGCTAGAGGTGAATATGTTTTTACTTCTTCAAACTTCCAATTGTCAGGAAGACCTTGTATTCTTGCAGCTTCGCGATGAGTTATTCTTCGTGGAAGTGTCGGGTGAATGACGTGGTCAAGTGCTCCGCCGGTCATTACGTTGCAGTGCGAATCTCTGTTCCAACGATACCCTGTTGAAAATCCTAGATAGTAGTCTCTTGAACGAACCTTTTGTTCTTGTGACAGCCATGATTGCGGAAATTTATTTCCGTTCTTTTCAACAGCAGCCTTTAACGCATCGCCGAGTCCCACATTTGGCTTCCATCCGTCATTTCCAAGAATGTCAAAAATATCTTGAACACGACGCATTTCCATGTTTTCTTTTACCATGTGTCCGTCAATAAGTCCGTCTGAATTTCTAAGACTTTGCACCCACTTCGACGGAGCAATCTGTCCGTATCTTTGGCTGCCCCAAGTAACACTCAAGTCCTCGAGATCTCCAATAATGTCTGTGATCTTTGGAAGATCATCAACTGGGTCAACGTGTACTCCAAATGGTAGACCACTCTCAATTGCGACCCAAAAATACCGCGGACGGAACGAAAATCCACCGACTTGAAGATTATTATGCTTTACGTGGTATAGATCATATTTTTTATCAGAAAGTTCTTCAAGCATTGATCTATATTGAAGCATTACCTCGCGACCCTGCGTATACGCCTGCTGGACGCACTCAAAGACAACAACTCTAGGACGAACTTTAGCGGCGTATCTCATGAACGCCCTCGTGTGCTCGTGTGCCGCTGATTCTGGTCCGCGGTTTGCCGGTCCAGACCATACAGACCATCCCGAACACGGAGGACACCCGACAACCGCGTCCGTGCGCGGCGTTGGCCAGTCACTTGGTTCATTGCTAAAATCAGCAGACCAATTGTCGCCAAGAAGATGTCTGTTTACTTCAGCAACAGCATTTCCAAAATTTAAAGTTCCAGTTCGCAGCTTCATCTGCATTCCGGACTGAACGAATCCGAGGCTCATAAATCCAGCCAAGCCGTTACAGTCTATAAAACTATGATCAGTCATAGTACAAATTGTAGCATGGATTATCTATTTTCCGTTGCCGAATTGTTTGTATTTTCGAGCAGTCCAACTTCATATCCGCACGCTGCATAACCGGCAATATCAGTCCACGTATCAGGTTGAAATCCAGCTCCAGACGCAAACCTGGCTAACTTAACCGCAATCATTGCCATGGCAACATCTTCTCTAGAAAACTTACGTGAAAAAATTACTGACCAAAGCGTAGCGATTCTGTCAAAATTATCTTCCGGACCGCCGTATTGAGTGTCGCGTTGACCAGAAATAATCGTTGCAGCGTCAACTAGCATCTGTTCTCTTGGTGATCGTTTTTGCTTCATTTAATTACATCATCAACATCAAATTGGGCACGAGAAACATATGTGACGTGATACTTTTTCTGCTTTTTATCATTTTCTAGTTCTTCACTTGCCTCTTTAACAACAGTAATCTCAGCGTCTCTTGGAAACTCAGCAAGTTTATCATCTAAAAATACGCGCCACTCGTTTATCAAAAGATTCATTGCTTCTTTAAATGTTGCGCCAGACGCTTCAAATTTGACAGTTGCTCTCATGTCTATTTACGCCATTTCTCTTGATTTACCTCGATGATGATGTAGCTGGAATCAGCAACATCTGAATTTAAAGTTTTCATGTGTCCGTTTTTACTCATCAAAACCCCGTGAAGTCCAGAAATCTCACATGTTCTAGCAGAAATTTCCTCGTATTTGTAAACTATTTCGTGCATTTCAATAAACCGCGGTGACTTTGTCTCAAAGTAAAACCTAAGAGTTCCAAATTTTTCTTTAATCTGTGTAATTTGGTATTCTGGGTCGATAAGAGCAAGTTCGGCATCAAGATCTTTGATTATTCCGTACCATCCGCTGCTGCAGGAAATTTCTGCAGGCCATCCACGAGCAAACCGATCTAATATTTTCTGCATCTCTGTGCTCATATTTCGGCAATTTTCTTCTCTAACCGATACGCCGCGTGACGCGCCGCCGCGATATACGGCAATTTCATGTCAATACTTGAAACTATGACATCTCCGTTGACAATATCAACGACACGCACAAGTCGACCATTGTGTATTCTACCTGCGGATGTTTTATACGCGTCGTGCCTCACGCGGAGAACATCGCCCTCTACTACTAAAAGATCAGAAGCGTTGCACCATAGCGCACTGCTCATAAGTTCCTCGAAGGACATTCTTGCTCACGACAAACCGACACGTCGTAGTCGTCAAGAGCTCTACTGCATAGTTTGCACTTTGTATTTGATGATAAAACTTTGTAGCCTATGCGTTGTCTCTTAGCATTTAGCTCCATCTTTGATACGTATTCGCGATCAAGTTCAGCGTCTGTTGCACCTGCTGCGCACAGTATGTTGGCAACAAAATGGAGAACATCAACGCATTCCTTTATGATTTCGTGGCGATCAGCATACGGTTTGTCATGCTGCCAAGGCTTCCAAGAAATCGCCTTACGCACTTCAGCCAGTTCATCGTCAATCGCTAACATGTTCCATCTAAGATACTCAATAAGAGATCGAATATCATCGGGGGAGTCGCTGTGAAATACGGAGTAGTCAACTCCGTACACATTTTGTTGTAATTCTTTAGTCTTGTTTAGCCATTCTTTAAACAGGATGCTCATTTTACTTCCATAATCGTGTTTAGATGTTCCGTTATTTGATCTATACTATGCAAAACGTCAATATAAGATCGTTTTTGAGCAATTGAAAGTTCAAAAAGATCAATTGGCGACATTTCTTCTACTGCCCCAGCCAGATAGTTCCACGATTCCCCAAGAGATTTGGTAAATCTCCAATCAGTAACTACAACAGTTCCGGAGTTTAATGCTTGCGAATACCTTGGAGACCACCATGTCACGCCGTCATTGTGCGGTCCAATAATAATTCCAATACGTCTTGTAAGTTGATCCATGATTTTTCTACATGAATTTGTTTTCATGTCTTTTGTTTCAATGAATCTTGCACTTAAAGTATTGACAGTATTTTTTGTCCACTTAGATGACAAATTCTCAATGATCCACGAGTGATCATGCTTACCTGTCGGAAGATTTACATGATCGTCAATGTACACTGAATCAATCTGTATTGGAATAAATGAAGATCTAATACCATCAGGAACTCCAAAAAGTTGATTTGTCGACCACGGAAGTGTTGGATATACCATCCTAGTAGAACTTAAACTTGACACAAGTTCTATCCCACGAAAGATGTTATTTCTAACTTTTATGTCATCTTTGGCAGTTGAATAGCCAAACCGTTTAGAGTAAAAAGTCTTAAATAAAACATTTTCATCCTTCTCGATCGCTCTCAGAGCGCCGTAAATTTTCCATGGCTCAGGGGTATCTAGAAACAGTGTAACCCCGCGTCTACCGTTGCACACGCCAGCTAAGTTCAACGAATGATATGCACCGTTCGCCGAGACGCTCGTTGGAGCGCCTATCCCGATAAAAATATGACTAAACTGACTTAAATCTTTTTCCGTCAAATCAAATGTAGGTGCAGCAATAACAACCTCGTACTTCAGTCTAGTCAAAATCTGAATTAAACCATCCGTAAATGAAGCTGTACGTTTGATAGTTTTTTCAGAATACTGATTTGCAAAAGTTCCAGTAACAAGAACTTTACGAGTCATAGAGTTCATTGACGCGCTTCTGCTATCGCGCGATGGACGGCGTTCATGATAGTGTCAATGACCTGCTCTTTTGGAGTTTCTTTAGAGTAAAAAACATCCCGCTGCGCGTCGGCAAGTTCACGAAGCTGACTTGTAGTCATTGATTCAATTTCACTAGGGTTCTTCAGATACGACTCGCCTAGTTCTGAAACTTCAAGTGGATCCGCAAGCAGAATAGAACGCGTCCGTACAGCGTGGATAAACCTGTTTCTCCACCAACCACTCCCAGCGTGTGGATATTTTGCAGCAAGAACTCCCCACGAATTTGCGTATACGTCGCACAGTTCTACTTCACTTAGAACTTTTTCAGCTTTGGTTCGCTTTGTTCCGATGTAGTGGACGTTCCAGTTGAGGCCGAGCTTGTCTAGCCATTTTGTTTGATCCGACAGAGTTCCAAGAACCCATGCCCGTTCTCTATCGCTATCGTCTGGAATACTTGTGTTGTAGTCCTGAGCAAACGCGCTAACATCAGCCCAAATCCACTCTCTCGAATTCAGGCCCTTAACAACACTCAGTCCAGTTCCCCATGAAAACTTTGGAACAATTGTTGCCGGCCACGGACGTGTGTTGAGCGCATCAATTACAGGATAGATCCTGTCAATATTTGCTGTAGCCCAATCGTGGTTTTTTCTACATCCGACGGCAGAATCGCGAACGACTCTCGTTGGAACTTTGTGAAAAGTCTTAAGACCTGACACTATGTTGTGTGTCTGCCAATCATCAAGAAAGAACATGAGTCCGACGTTCGACTTTTTGGCTCGGCCGATTGCATCCAGTGCGCCATACAAGTACGAAGCACCTAGTGTAGCTGGACTGACCTGACCGCAAAGCAAGAGATCGTATCCAGTCAAATCTTCATTTGGTAGTACCCGTCTGTGGTCAACTTCGCAGCCTCCGAGACGGAGTATGTCTGCATACATGTCAGTTACGGCGCCGTACTTTACGTGCGTGCGTGTTGATCCTATGTGCTGCGCGGTGTATCCTGTTAGCAAAACTTTAATAGACATCAGTGCTCCATGCGTGTAGTTGTTGATGCAAAGCAGGTAGGCAGCGATAGCCACCTACCTGCTTTACAACTAAATCTTTAGGTCTCAGAACGGCGACTCTGGCGGAGTATCGGAGAGCGCAGGCGCAGGCGCAGGCGCAGGCGCAGGCGCAGGCGCAGGCGCAGGCGCAGGCGCAGGCGCAGGCGCAGGCGCAGGCGCAGGCGCAGGCGCAGGCGCAGGCGCAGGCGCAGGCGCAGGCGCAGCCTGAGCGTTTACCGAGTAGTACGACTTGATCTCGTTCTTCTTCTGACCCTGCCAAACGCGGCTGCCGACCTGCGCACGGAACTGGCGTCCCTTAAGAGTCTGCTCGATTACCGCGTTGGTTGGATTGGTCGCAAAGAACTCACGGCCGAGACCCAGAGCGTTCATCTTCCTGAAGAAAATACCGAGCGCCGTCGGGTTGTCAGTTGACACGACAAGGTTATCCCAGACGAGTCTCTTTGCGTAGGCACCGGTCAAAACCTGTGCCTTGACGGAAAACATCGTCTTGCCTGTCTGCGTCTGCTTCGCTGTTGCTTCAACGATCGAAAGATCGTAGTCGCCGTCGGGCAGCGGATCGTAGCTGCCTGAATCACCGGCTTCATTGATCAGATCGCCCCAGTTTAGTGTGCTCATTTGTTGTGTCTTTCTGTGTTGTTACTTTGACTTGTTTGCTGACTCGGACACCGCTGTACGGGGTCCAAAAACGATGTCGAGCATGTTTTCGACACCGAGATCCTGTTGTTCTACAATCTTACCGAGACGGCCCTGAACGCGCTCACCGGCTTCGTACTGCGGAGTGCGCTCAACATACATGCGTCGAGCCTTGTACGGTAGCTGTGTCGGGTCCTGGCTAGCAAATTCTTCTACGGATAGCGCTCCAAGAATGTCATAGAAATACGGCGCTTGAATCGCGAGCTGACCCTGAAGATACGGACGATAGCGGCCGTCTTGCCCCTGTCGTGCCATTGCAGTTAGGACAACAGCCTCGAGAGGATTCACCGGATGCATCGTGAGATCACGGAGATCACGGAGAAGAGCACCCATGTGACGAAGAAGTTCGCCCCACTGCTGCATTTGCATCTGATTCTTGCCGGCGATATTGTCAACACACTTTACTTGTAGTTCGGATACCGAATCAATGATCAGTGACTTGAATTGATGACGTCCAAGCTGAAGCCATTGATAGGCTTTTAGAACAGTGTCGTACTGCGCGACATTTACAACGCAAGTGTCCCATGTGCCGTCGGCAGCCGGCGGCTCCTCCCGAAGAGGGTCCCAATACTTGACGTTGATCGGAAGAAACCGATGACCGCCCTCAACGTCTAGCATCAATCGCGGGTACGGCGCGGTAACAGCAAACGTTGATTTGCCGACCTTCGATTCACCGTACACCATGATCGTCAATGATCTTTGTACATCTCCCATTACTCATTTCCTTTCATCTCTTGAGACTTATAGTAATCATAAGGATCTCCGCTTGTAAACAACTCGCTTATAGCGTGTTCAGCGGCACTTCCGTCGTCAAACAGCGGGCATATCGCGAAGAACTGGCACTTCCATTTGCAATCTCTGCTCGGTCTGGGATAGGCAACATAATTGTAGTCCTGTCCTTCATCAAGAGCATGACGGACAGCCATCATATCTCTAACTGAGCCGTGAAGTCTATTCCAAAATCCACGAAGTGCAAACGTGTTGTGGCGCACCTCAATTTGGTCATAGAACGGCGGGCGCGCATTTGCTGTACGCTTAACCTTCTTTAGCATTGTGAAGATGCCGCCGTCGCAACGCTCTCCCTCGGGATTGTTCGCCGCTTCAAGTATCATGTACGTAAGTATTTGCTCGTTCATGTGGGCAATACTTCCGAATTCAGTAAAGGAGCCGCCTACTGTTTTAAAATCTCTAAAAAGACGAACACCGTCAGCCTTGCGTCTGACGCGCATATCAAGCTTTCCTTGAAGCTCGACGGCGCCGTCAAACATCGGCATACTTATGATTTCTTCTGTTGAAATCATTTCAAGTTCAGCGTCAATTCCGTTTTCTTCAACCCATTCAAGATATCCCTCGAGCATGATTCGTCCGAGTTCAGCTTCAGTATCTAGTTCAACTGTTTCTCTAAACGCCAGCAAAAGTTCACGCTTATCTTGATTGACGTAGTTAGCGTACGCCTCGAGAAGAGGAGTTCCTTTTGAATAGTATTCGTCGAGGGCCGCGTGTATCCGCGTCCCCAGCGCAAGAGCACCGGTGTAATTTTGCTGAAGAGGTTGAAGTCTTCTATAGTAATTTAACCACCATTTTCTTCGGCAGTCTTTAAACGTCTGTATCTCGCTGTTGGAGATTTTTATTGGCTTAGAAGATATTTGAACAGGTGTCTCAAATACAGTCACTTCTTTGACCTCTCGTCCTTAAGTAATTCTAGGAGTTTTGCCTTGTCTTTTACGATTTGCTCAAAGTTGTCAGCCTTTGTGTCGAGAACTTGAATAACGCGCTCTTCAATGGTGTTCTCGGTGACGTAGTCGATGATCAAAATTGAATCGTGTATTTCGCTGCCGATGCGATGAACTCTGTCTAGAGCCTGCTTATAGTCGACGAGAGACCATGGACGCTGCAGCATGACCATTCTTCTAGCAGCGGTCAACGTTACACCAACTCCGCCGGCCTGTGCAGTAAATAAAATCCACTTAATACGTCCACTTTGGAAGTCATCAATAGCTCGTTGACGCTCGTCCTCTGTTTGCGCGCCGGTAATGAGTCCATGGGGAATCTTTGCTTTGGTCATTTCAGACGACAAAAGTTCGATGAGCTGTCGTGACACGGCGCAGACAGCGACAGAGTCATCGCCAAAGTCGCCGCTGACGATGTCGTCCATCAGCGCATCAACCTTGCATGACGGAGCTGCAAGTCTTACGTCTACTTCTCCAGTAAATTCATCAACGTTAATTTCTGCAAATGAACTTGCAAATTGCAGAAGTCTCAATGTTTGTGTCAGTGTACTTGGAGCAGTCAAAGCATCGCCGTTCTCGAGCTCGGCAATCATGAGATCGCGCATTTGCTCGTAGGCTTTTTTCTGCTTTGTAGACATTTCAATGTCACGTCGTTCTTTGATAACTGGTGGAAGCCATGGAAGAACTCTGGCTTTCAGCATTCTTCGCATTCTTGGATTTATTGACGAATAAAATTCCTGCTCCATGTGCGGCTTGACGCCGATGACCATGAGTCCACCAAAGGCGTTCATCATGGTGTCAACCATTCTGTCAATCCATCTTGTCTTGCTCGGCCAGTCTTCTGGAGAAATCCAATGAAGAATCGACCAAAGATCAAGAACGTCATTTGCAATTGGAGTACCAGTTAGCGCAAACCTAATATCCGCGTCTCCAGTAGCTGCCCACAAAGCTCTCGTTTGCTTGCTTTTTGGTTCCTTTGAACGATGTATTTCATCAGCAACGACAGCCTTGAAATCAATGTTGTTGAGCTCCCTCTTGTGTACCTCGCAGCGGTTTTCACTGACTTTGTCGTCGTGACCTCCGCAGGAGGTGCAACGCGCAAGAGCAACAGAACCGTATGAAGCAAGCTTTGAGTGAGAACGAAGAGCTTCCCAGTTAACAACAAAAACGTCTGCTGCTTCTTCAAACTGCTTTTTTCGAGCTACTGATGATCCAGTGATTACTTGAACGTTTACTCCAGGCCACCAGGTTTCAAACTCTCGTTTCCAGTTTTTCTTTAGAGTATTTGGACAGACAATAAGTGTTGGAAAAACACTTTCACCGCCGTCATTGATCTCTTTTAGTGCGCGGATTGTCTGCGCAGTTTTACCGAGACCAGGTTCATCAGCTAACAGGGCTCGCCTGGCTGTTGACAAAAACTTGACACCAGCACGCTGATGCGGAAATAGTTTTTCGTCTCCCTCCGCGTCTTCAAGATCTCGGAGTTCATTGCACGGATTGATTCTTCTAGAAAGCTCATTTCTTGCCCATTCAGATAGCTTTGGTCCGATGCTTAGATCACTTTTAAACACTGAACGCAGAGCTAGACAGGTTGACCATGAGAGAGGTGCTTTCCATGATTTTTCTGAAGCCGACCATGTAGCACCAGGAATGCTTTTACATAATTCCTTGTAGCGCCACTCGGTATCAATTCTAATTTGGGTGCCTTCGTCATTAAGTTCTACGTCAACTGACATCTACTACCTCTTTAAGTTCAAGATGACTATACCATATACTAAGACAAAATGTGACAGACGCACATAAAAATTCTCAGTATTTACTGCAGAAGACGCGTTGGAGTCCATCCAGTTTTTGCCAACCTAAGAAGACCATGACGAATCGCATCAAGTGCGTGACCCTCCCCGCCGGAATGCCAATATCCGAGTTTCTTTAACGCGTCATTTGGAAACATTCGTTTTGCGTCTGCAGGCGTCTGCATTATGATTGACTCTGGGTCAATCCCGTTTGACAGCAGTAGATATCTATAGATACCGATCTGTTCGAGACTGTACGGTGACTGAGAATTTTTAATCGTCTGCGCATTGATTGTAAATCTCTCGCAGACAGCCTCAAAAATGGCATCGGTTTTCTGCGCCATAACTATCGCGGAGATTATTGAAGAGTGATATTCACGCATTAAATACTCTCCAGAATGCATGAGTTCTGGTTCATCTCCGCAAAATCTGAATATCGCTATTCCACTTTTCTTTCCAGGGTCTACGGAAAGTATGATTCTGTTCATGTCCACACGACCTTTGCAACTCCAGAACGTGCGAGCATACTTTCGCACTTTTTACATGGCTTAGACGACACAGGGGTTCCGTCAGCGCTGATTCTCGCGACATACACGTGCGACCCAGATGCTTGTGTTCCAGCGGCGATAATTGCTCCAAACTCCGCATGAATATGCGAGGTTCTCCATGCAATGCTTGGATCTCCAATTTTTTTGTTTGTTGCCATGGAAATGATGCGCCCATTTTTTACGACAACGCATCCGTGACGATGCCTGCACTTACTTTTTGCGGCAAGTTCAATAGCTTTTCCAATGTACTTATTTCTACGCATTAATACTTGTCACCCCATGTCTCTAGCGGACCGTCAATTCCCGCAGTAAGCGGGACAGCCCATCCGTCACTTGTTGTCATGCAATCTTTTACGATACGCATAATTTCTTCTGCGTCTTTTCTTGGAGCTTGAAGAACAATTTCGTCGTGAACTGGTACGATCAAAAGCTCTGTCAAATCTGCTTGATCAAGTTTGACAAGGTTCGCTTTAAAAACCTCGGCAGCGCCACCTTGAATTAGGTAATTGACAAGAGTATACGTTCTGTTTTCGTCGCACGGAAGACGTCTTCCAGTCCAAGTAAACACGTATCCTTGACCTTCATTCCTGAGTCTTCTAGTTCCGATGTCTTCAATTTGTCGCTGAAAATGGGCCATACCAGGAAAACGACTGTCAAACGCGTCAGAAACTTGTTTCATTTGCGACTCGTGAACTCCAGCTGTTAGCGCTTGTTTAGCCACTCCAGCACCGTACAGTCTCCCATAAACCATACTTTTGATCAGTCCTCTACGTTTATCTGACTTTGCCATCGATGGATCGCGGTAGACTTCACGGCCTATTTCCGTGAAAGGATCGGATCCCGTAGCGTCAGCCAAATTAAACAGCGAGATCAAGTTGGCGTCCTGTGAAAGACTAGCAAACATTCTAAACTCGACTTGATCAAGGTCAGACGTAATAATCACATGATCTTCATCCTTTGGAATGAACGCACGGCGAACAGTTGAATCACCCTTTGGCAGTGTCTGCAGCGCAGGGTTAGTAATTGACATACGACTAGTTCTGGCGCCAAGAGTCTTTACAGACGGATGAACGACTCCATCAATTGATTCAGTAAGAAAGTTGCTAAAGTATGTATTTGCAAGCTTGTCAGCCTTGCGCTGTTTTAGCACAACATCGGCAAGTGTTCTAACGTCACTATTACCGTCGCGCAAAAGAATTTTCAATTGATCTTTGGTGCATGACTTCTGTCCAGTAGGAGTAAACTCTGTAATCTCAGCACCAAGTTGTTCAAAGAGTTTTACAAGCTGAATGTTACTTGTTATCGAAACGTTTCCGTATTTTTGACGTATCCATGATCGGACAGAATCAGTGTACTGCGTCAGTTCATCGTATTTCTTTTTTGAATACTCGAGATCTACACGAGCGCCGTTTAGTTCCATTCTTGTGACAATACGACGAGTAGCCATTTCAAGTTCATATGCTTTACTATACGGACCGTTCGGACCGCACTTATCATAAAACATTTCCCACAATTTAGTGGTAAGAACGCAGTCGAGAGCACCGTACGCCCAGTACGGTTCAAAATTTGTAGGGACAGTTCCCCATGTCCATCCATTTTTTGCAAGTTCAACATCAAGAGTTTCTTGCAAAGCAACAGCCCTACTGTCGACATGAAGCGCTGCCAAACGTTTTAGAGCGCCAGATCCAAGAGGATCCACAACGTGCGCCATAATCATGGTGTCATGCGCGCGGTGCCACGGAATTTTCCATCTTGACTGAATATCAAACCATCTTGCCTCAAATGCAATGTTATGGCAAATGATTTTTCCGTCAAACTTGTCCATTGCTTCGTAGAAAACTCCAGACCATTCTTGCCATGGAATTGACCAACCTTGCTCGCCGTCTCCGATCTGCACGAGACGTAGCCTGCCATGCCACGGAGAAAGCGCATGTTCACGTGGATTGCCTGGAAGTTCTCCTGTTTCCGTGTCAACCGCGATCGCGTTATGTGGACGTCGCTGACTCAACCAATCAATAAATTCAGCTGCTTTGCTGACGTTATCTACGAGGTGAAGTTTAGTGTTCGAAAGATCCGTTGCTGTCATCGTCGTTGCCTTCTATAATTGTCAGTTCAATATTGCATGTTTGCAAATATTTAAAAACGAGCTCTGGCCGTCTATGCACATCATCAGGTCTAACCTTACAGACAACACGCGCCAATCCAGAATTTGAAATAAGTTTTGCACACTGCATACAAGGCGCACTTGTGACATAGATCGTGCCGCCTAAAACACTTGAACGATCAGTATACAACAGAGCATTCGCCTCAGCGTGAATCGCTGGACACTGATCGTACAAATTGTCTAGCGGTGCCGTCCCCTGCGCACGTTCGCACCAGTCAACGCACCATCCTTGAAAAGGCCAATCTGCCGCTGGACCATTGTATCCAGTTGCACAGATATGCTGCCCAGACGAGACAACTACAGCGCCTAACTGGGCTCTAGTACACCTCGAGCGTTTAGCAATTGTCTCAGCAACGGCGAGCCAAGTTTTGTCCCACGAAGGCCTGTCATTAGTCATCATCATCCATGTCCGAGTCAATATCATATTCTTCGTCGTCTGACGCGTCACTTAGTCCCATTATCAGCATTTTTGCTACAAGTTCAAGAGCGTCTCGCCTTGTAAAGCCAGCACGACGAAGCGTTACATACATCTCATGCATACTTATCGCCGCTTCTTCCATGGGCGACTTAAAATCAAAAGTTTCATCGTCGCCCACGGCTTGACCTTTCAGTGCTTGTTTTTGTAGATAGCTTGAATCATCGCGTCCGCATACCATTTTTCGTTTTCTTCAAGAAAATCGTATGATCGCGGAGATTCAACGGCACTTAATACGCGAGCTGCCGATGACGCAATACTATCCCATGAATTTCCGACAATAGTCGGCATTGCTCGCTGTATCGTCGCGTATTTCAAGTTTTCAGCTGCTGAAAAATTTGTCTCATAGATATGAAGAGAACCGACATGGTGCGCGTACATTCCTGGTTCAATTCCAAGAACGCTAGCCATTGCGATCTGGACACGAGTAAACTGAAAAAAATCGTATGCCGAGCCAAGCCAGACATCATTTGAGCGCATGTATACGCTCATGTTTAGCTTGTTGTTACGAATCTTGAATTGATGCATCACAGTGCATGGATAATCGCGCTTATGCGGCTTGTTGTCTTTTGATGGATCCCATATCGTGACAACAGCTTGTCTGGAATCTCTATCGTTTTTCAACTTTTCAATAGCCGCGCCGTACTGACCTGCCGTGCGTGTTCCATACGAACCGTAGAAGTTTCCGTCGTCTTCAGCATATTTTTCAAACTGCGGTCCGACAGCGACAACTAGATTCGGAGTACTTAGCCCTGCAAGAAGCTGACATGATTCAACAGCAGCAATCCCGGTGACTACGTCGCGGCCGACACCTATCGGAAGTGTAGCAAAAACATTATCAATGTAGATCACTGCGTCTTCAATCTCAAGCGTAGGCAGACCTCTAGGAGCTACGGGAGTTCCGTTTAGTAGTACGTGTCTAACTAGGTCAACATATCCGTTGACTGCATCTTTAATTTCAATAGATCTTACGGAAGTATCCAATGACTGTATCTTTCTATTTCTGCCGTTATTCTATTAGAAAATGCAGCTATCGCCAGCCCATACTGTCCCTTATCGTGGTGGTGAAATCTGCGAACATACTGAGGATGCGGAAGTACAGCATATTCTGGAAAATGAATTCCGTTTAAGTAAATTTGCCGTTCTGCCTCTCTACCGAGCGCAACGACGGGTGGTTTTCCAAGCGTATCCCACAAGGAAAACAGTCGTTCTCCGTAGATGTCACCAGCGTTGATGATTCCCACGGTTCTCCATATTTTTTCTGGAAGAGCGGACATCAGATACTCGCCTGAATTGCCGTCAATTGGCATGAACGGTAGGATTGTTTTTCCAGGGTTGTTTCTTCGATCGCCGACAAGAAGTACGTCTGGCTCAGGACTTCCGATGTATTCTGGAAACTGAAACAGTTTTTCAACGTCTTGCATTTTTCTCTTTGCCCTAAGAACTATGTTCTTGGCGGCTTGTTTGATCCCCTCGGCTCCGTCTGCTGGACGTATCACCGTTACTGGATCACACGTGTTTTTTTGAGCTATACTATAAAGTTTTATGATTTGGTCAAGTTCATCAATATTGACAAAATCGTCCCCTCGGGAAATCAATCGACTTTTAATGACATCTGTTGGCTGGTCAATAAAAAATTGCGAGACGCCTCTCGAGGAGAGAAACAGTTCTACCCAGCGCCAACCAGATCTACCAAGAAGTCCAAATCCATCTTTATTAGTTGTCGGACGTTTTATCGGCGCGTAGGTAACTTCGCCCCAGTGCCATCTATCAGCGACAACATCGACTTTCTTTAAGTCAAAAAGTTCAACAGATGTCGCGTATTCGTCTAGTACCCAGCGTCTGGTGTTGCTCTCTGGTTTGCCTTTGTGAAACCGTACCGGATCGCTATCAATTTCCTTACAGACAGCGTCGGCAAGCGAAGATTTCCCAGAACCGTCTGGCCCCTCAATCACGATAAACATTATCACTCCGTCGTTTCATCATCAGTATACCATTCTTAGATACGAAGGCAGAACTTAGGGAATTACTTCAACTTTATACGCAGATTCTATGGCTTTATCGCTCTCGGCCGCGTCCGCGAGCAGCCGCTGAGCAACGTGAGTTAGATATCTTGCGCCACTATCATCATACTTATATAGCGCCTCGAGCACGGCATTTGGGTCATCACTTACCTGCGCCCAGTTTCTATCTTTTTCCGGAAATATTACTCCAGCAGAAAATGATGGGGCGCAGATGTCGCAAGGCACCATTTCTTTAGGCCGAGAAAGCTGCGTTACAGGTATTTCACTTAAATTATATCTTTTTACAAGATGGCACGTTGATCCGTGATACACAACGGAAACTCCGACCCTGGACAGAACATATGAACCACTTTCAGTTTTGTAGAGTTCAAATTCAATCCAACGAAGAGAATCTTGACGCCAAGACGAAGATTTTCCAAGAAGTTTTCCGTTAAACTGTAGTGTTCTGTCACCGTCTTTGACCTGTATCATACGAAATCATCTTTCTATAAATTCTATTACAATACTAATATGTCTTAACTTGACATGTGTTAAACCGTACAAAATTATTTTATTGATTTTCCAGCGACTCGCTTAGCTGTCGCAGGGTTTACCGAGACTCTAGCGCTTGAACACGGGCGTAGAGATCTTGAATCAGTTTTAACATGGGTGGCACTATAAAATTCGCATTCCAACTTTCAATTGCGCCGTCTTCACCTTTTTCAGCTGCAATCGGATACGCGTCATTTACGTCTTCTGCTATAAATCCTGGAAGTGTTAATCCAACTCTTGAATCACTTTCAAGTAGTACTCCATCACGGAATTTAAACTGCACTACAGGAATATTTAAAAGGTTAAGTGGATCAAGATCTTCATCAGAAATCTCTATGATGTTCTCTTTATATCGCCTAGATGAACTTAGCTTACCTAACAGTCCCCCGTTGGTGGCATTAGTCCATACCGCAGTAATTCCAGTAGCTGTCTGAAGAACAGTTGTAGATGTTCTCCGGGTAAAATCATTTCCATATACACCATTTTCTACAACCACCGGCAGATTAGACCAGTATCCCAACCCGTGCGTAAGGTTAGCGCCGATTGAAATAACATCAGCGGTGTCTATTCTTCCCAAGAAACCTTCTGCGGCATTTAACCTAAAGTTGAATGCCTCATCGTATGATGAATAGCTACTGGTACCGTAGATAGTGTTTGGCCCGATAGCTACACCTGTCGTGAGGTTAAGAACATTGTTCAAATTGAGATGCGCCGCCGATCCAGCAACTCTATCGGATGAAACAACAATAGACGCTCTAACTGCGCCGGTGCTTGCCGTTAAGTTAAACGGTGGTATGCGTCTAGCCTGTCCAGTGCCAGCAACATAGTAAAGAGCGCCGCCGTCTGCGATAGCTGAAGTAAGAGTCGCTGCGCCTGTTGTCGCGTTTGCTATATCAAATGTAGTTGATGACGCTACGTTCGCGATCGTAAACGTGCCGCTGTACCCGGCAGGAGTTATTCCAGAAATCGTGACAGACTGTCCCGTGATAAAACCGTGACTCACATCCGTCGTGTATCTGACAGTACCAAACGCGGGTGTTGACGGAGCAACTGTGGTAATCGTCTGTAAAAACGATCTGCCGATCGCTGTCCCGGTCGGTGTGGTAACAGCTGTTGTTGTAGCATTGGTAACAACAAACGTGTTTGCTGAATTAATTTGAGTAATTCTAAATGTTCCGTTGTACCCGGCTGGTGCAAGACCAGCGATCGTCACAGCCTGTCCGATGCGATAGCGGTGCGGTGTCAGTGCCGACACTGTATACTGAACGCTACCGACAGCTGGAGTTGACGGAGAAACAGCAGTGATGTCTCTATACGCGGGGTTTTGTATCGTATATGTTGTCGTTGTTGGTGTACTTAGAACGGTATAATCGGAAACTGTAAACGCGTTCGGCGGGACAGTTGTAACTCCTGTCAAAGTTACTCGATCGCCTATCTGATATTCATGAGGAGTCGCGCCCGTCGAAATCGTGATCGTACTTGTTGAAAGTCCGGTGATCGTGCTAAATCCGACAGCGCTCGCAGCAAATGGTGTTGCGTTTTTTGGAGTGCCAACATAAACATCACCTAAAGACGAAATATGTAGCGACGTAGAGTCATCGCCTCCAACATCGATGGATCCGTCATTTGTCAACTTGAATGGCGCAGTCGCAAACCCATTACTCTGCGCTCCAGCCCATATATTTCCCTCTGGACTAATATGAAATGACGTTACGTCATCTCCACCGATGTCTACCTGACCTGTCGGTGAAACAATAAATTGTCCAGTTCCTTCAGCGGTTCCGATCGTGATGCCGCCGCTGTTATTTATAAATAGTGCGGTAGTTGTTACAGAACCAGTCGCTGTAGTCACCGCCGCCGTCGAGATATTTGTGACTCTAAACGTGTTTGTTGTCACTGCAGTGACGGTGTACGTTCCGTTATAGTCCGCAGGTGAAATACCAGTAATCGTCACAGCATCACCCACCTCGAGCGAGTGCGTTGTTGACGTTGTGTATGTTGCGCTGAACGTTGGAGTATTCGGAGAAACAGCTGTTATTGAATATGTTAACCGAGGACCGATTCGCACGGAACCATCAGTATCAACACGAAATTCTGCGTCAGTAAATGTCGCTCCGCCTGTCCAAACTTTTCCAGTGCTGTCAACTCGAAGCCAGTTTGGTGAAGTGCCTACATATAACTGTCCGTCTGCGGACACACGAAAAGGCGCGGTCGCGTAGTTGGACGATCCGAAATACATGCCTGTTGAATTGACGGTTAGTGTGCTTGACCCTGTTCCAGCTACAAGTGAACCAGTCAGTGTCACAAGTACTGATATTGTTCCCGCCGTCAACTTTCCGACATCTAAATTTGATATTGCAGCGTTGCCGAGACCGAAAGAGACCCACTGACCTACGCCAGCAACAAGTTCCCAGCGCCAAAGTTTATTGTCATTTGCTGTATCAAACCAGAGATCGCCAACAACGTATGTTCCGCCGACAGGTGCCGTTCCTTGGCGATAAATTGAATTTTTTCCGTCTGCTGTGGCCTGTATAAACGAGTTTACAGCAACACTGAGCTCTGGGAAATCAACCGCGCTCGGCGAAATATTTTCGCCAACAATAACTCTTGAACCGATCCTTCGCGGTGCTGGCCGACGACGAACTTGGTTTACTCTATTTTCCGTTGTGAGAAATCTTTGAGAAAACGTTCGCTGACTTCTTCGCAGATTGCTAGCCAATTGCGTCTACCTTCCACTCTGGAATGAGTAATACTTCAACAACTTCCGGGAAAGATACGCCGTCTGGGACAGTCACCTTGATGTTTTCTATCTTTCTGACGATCATAGTGTCTCGCGGTTCAAGGTCACTTGCGAGACGCATCCGCACGAATTCATCGTCAACGATGACAGCGCACCAATCTCCGGGTTTATAGGTTCCAACGATCGGAGCCATTGATCCATTGATTGAAATCTTTATGTCTGATACTGGAGGTCTAAATTCGTCAAGGTACCTGAGCGCTTGGTCGTACAGTACTTGCTCGTCTGCCTCGTCCTGCTTTGTTTCATCACGATCAAGGATCGGCCATCCAGACTGCAGAAGATCTGTGGCTGTTGCCGCAGCGTAGGGTTGACTCGCGTCATCGCCCAAGTCACTGATGTTTCCGACAACAAAAAATCGTGTTGCAGCATTTTCAGCAGATTCTTCAATTGTCACTTCATTGACGTTGCCGGGATATTCAAACACGAATTTGTCAGCGCCATATCTGCTTAACGGCGAGACTTCTCCCGGCCCTGGAGGATTTGGAAAGTTGATAGGTAACATCGCAAATGTTCTTGTAAACGCTCCGAGCGTAGAATCAAATGCGCAGTCAACCCTGTATTCAAATCCGTCGATCACGTCTGAATATTCATCAAGTTCTTCCCCGATTGAGCGAAGCTCGTATCCTCTGTACGTCTTGTTTGACACCTTGACTTGGCTATAGTCATTTGTTGAATATTCAAATCCGATGTCTGCGTAACCTGGATATGAACCAAATGTCCCGCTGATTGCGAGAGGATACCTTGTCACTGTTCCAGACACAGTTGTTAGATCAATATCTGGCGAAACAACAGCTGGACTATACGTGAATTTTCTTGTCGCTACAGCCGATCCGTCAGCGTCAGTCACCGTTGTTGTTGTCGCGTTTACGACTGTAAAAGTGTAGGGTGACGTTGTTGTGACGGCTGTAATGGTAAATGTTCCGTTGTACCCGACCGGAGCTAACCCGCTAATTGTAACGGTGTCTCCAACTATCAACGTGTGAGCGGTTGTCGTCGTGTACGTGACACTCCCTGCTGGCGTGTTTGGTGCAACGGCAGATATAGAAAATGTCGGAATGCCCGTGATCTCATGCGAACCGTTAAAAATCACATAAGTCGCTGATACATCGTCAACATTCGTGATTTCAACTCGTTGACCTGCTGAAAAACCGTGATCAACCGATGTTGTAAGTGTTGCAACATTTTCAACAAGTTGCTTTTTGCTGACCGTGCGTGATACGCCGGTAATCGCCGTGCTCGATACGTTTGCCGCGGTCAACGCGTACGAGATCGAGTTATCTGTCACTGATTGAATAACATATGTGCCGTCAAACGTTGTATCGACATTGTTTACGGTGACGGTTTGTCCGGGAATAAGTTCGTGAGAAAGAAGTGTTCCGAGAGTTGCAACATTGTTTGTCAATTGCTTATTGTTGATTGAGTAGTAGTAACCGGCGCTTGGCTCGATTTCATCATTTGGAAATGATGTACCGGAAAAGTCGATGCTCATTTCATCGAGCAGCGCTCTAAAGTATTCGTAAGTATCGACTCTGACTTTTACGGTTGTGTTTGTGTACGTGCCGTCTGGAAGTCCAGGAATACTGACGGTGAATGTTGTTGTTGTCAGACTTGGCGAAAGAATGTCATAGTAGTTGTTATACTGAAAATTCCCGACTTCGTAGAATTCTATTCTTACCGGACCGCCTGCGGAAAATGGAAAAGATGCAAAGTCAAGTGTAACTAGTGTAAGACCTGCACCGCCTGATGTCACCGCAGTGGCACTGAAGTCATGACTGTATGTTTTCCATATATTTCTGTGATGAAGATAGCTGGTGAACTCTGAACCATTGACATTCAGGACTTTTGATGACGCGGAATAGGATCTACTCCAGATGAGCCCTCCCCACACACAGACGTTGTTTCTTACAACATACAGAGCCGTTCGTCCAGGCATCGTCGTATCGTACAAGTTAAGCGCTGAAGTCTTGTCGATAACTGGAATACTTCCGCTGAAGGATCCAGCGCTCTTTAGCGCTCTTTCATATGAAACTCCGGTAAACGGTACCTCAGCGAGAACGGTATTTGACATCAAGTCAACTGTAAAATACCTGTATTCTGGAACTACCGGATCAAATGATGACATATCTGTCTCTCCACCACGTCGTTACCCAATCCATCCTGACTTATAATATATGTCAACTTTTGGAACATTGTTTGCAATTGTTGCATTTCCATAGTGCACTGCTGACGTGCTTTGCGAACCAAAAACAGTAACTGCCGCAAGACCAGCGGAATCTATCAACGAGGTTGTCTTGTCAAATTGTCCCTCAAACGAGATGTCGAGCACCTTAGAACCTCCGATCCCATTTCTCACGATTGTTCTATAGAATTTTCCAGCAGCGTTCCACGCGGTACCAGAAACAACAGAACCAATCTCAAACAGTCCTGTTCCTGGAAGAAACGTGTTTGGAGTTGTCGCTGCCGGCGACACAGTAGCGGCTGTTGTCCAAGTCACCGGTTCAATATTTGACGCATCAGTCGCGCTGTAGAACGTGGCTATTCTTGTTAGAGCGTTATATGTTATCTTTATCCAGTACGCTTGCTTATCAACAAACGACGTTGTCAAAGACGTCGTAGAAACTCCGGAAGACGAGTTTGTTCCGTTATTTGACAACAGAAGAGTTGTTGTTGTTCCACTAAGTTGAATGGCGTACGACCTTTGCGGAGTTGACGTTGCCCATTTTCCTATAAGTGCGCTAGCTGATATGGGCGTCCAGTCGTTCATCGCTGCTCGAACAACAAGTTCAAAGCTTCTGTCACGCTCAATTCTTCCGGCCGCGCCGTTGATCGTCACGGTAGATGCGATTGATGTGGCGTCAGTAAATGTTGTTGAAAACTGAACTTGACGACTGAAGTCAGCGTCAAAGATAACTGGGGCAGCAGTGCCGATACCGTTGCGGATGATCACTCTGTACATTCGACCAAGAGCAAGATCATTGGCTCCAAGGTTTCGACTTCCGACTTCAATTACCGCTGTGCCAGAAAATATGCCTTCCGCGGGTGTTGCCCCCGTGACCGCGGTGCCCCACGTTGTCGGTTCTGTTTCCTGATCAGCAGCAACATATAGACTTACGGTTCCAGACGCTGCAGCTCTAGTTACCCTGATCCAGTATGTCGTGTTATCCACAAACGCCGATGATGGTGTGATTGTTGCTGCGTTGTTTGTCGTGTTGGCGACATTTCTTGTAGTAAAAACTACTTGCCCTGTCGCGTTTATCGCAAGACTGTATTCCTGCGCAACGGCGTCAGTTCGTTTTGCGACGAGAGTCTGCGTCAGGCTTGTGGTCGTGTAGTCGTGCAGCATCACGCGGCAGACAACTTCAATGTCTCCAGTTATACTCATTAACGCGTTGTGAGGAGCGCTAGCGTAACTACTTGAAGTGCTTGGCATCGTGAAAAACGTTGTTGCGTCAGTTATCTTTGCGGTGGCGCCCGTCAGCGTAATCAACTGTCCAGTAGTTGACGTAAACGATGATGTTCCAGGAGACTGGGTCGTAAAATCAGCGTCAAGTATGTTTGATCCGCCGATGCTATTTCTAACAATAGCTCTAAAAACTTTTCCTCTAAGGTTCGCGGCTCCGCCGGTCCTCGAGCCGATGTCAAGAGTCTGTGTGCTCGTGATCGTAGTCGTTGTCCCAGACGTTGTTACTGTAGTGCCAAGAATCGTCCACGATGAAGGAACAGTTGTCGAATCGGCTGCTGTATAGAACTCGACATCGTGTCCGTTTGCTCCGTTGTCCGACTTAAACAAGACACGAAACCATCCAGCGACTCCGTTCGAGAACGGAATCACTGATGTACTGGTTCTTGCGTTGTCGTTTGTTCCGTCTGTTGACCACGAGAACGCGAGGTTGCCAGCCACTGTGACATAGAACCTGTATCCTCTGTTTGGCGCTGATCCATACTTTGAAATTAATGTTTGCTCGGCAGCAGACACGTACGAGTCAACCGCTGCGCGACAGATAAGTTCAAACGTCTTGATTCTGTCAATTTTCGCGCTTGCCGTGTTGATTGTTGTTGTTGCGGCGTTTGTAGATGATTCTGTAAACGTTGAAGAACCGACGATCTGGCGCGAAAAGTCAGCGTCAAAAACAGTTGTCGTGTTATTTTTAACAATGACTCTATATATTTTTCCTGACATCGGCAACGACGATACCGGTCCTGTTTGTACGCCGGCGCCGATGCCAAGAGGGTTTGCGCTATCAACAATCGCGCCTATCGTAGAACTCGCTGTGGTGATTGTCGTAAACGTTGCAGGCTCCATAACTGAATCTGCAGCGTATGAAAACGTCACAACACCTGTCGACTGGACACGCACGGCGCGTATCCACATGATTGTTCCAGCTGTTGCTGGTTTACCGGTTGTCCACGCTACTGAAGGTGTCTCAGATCCACCGGCGAGTGTCACTCCAAGTTTTAGTCCAGTGTTTGTTAAGGCGAGATAGTATTGGTTGCCAACACCTCCCTTTCCGACAATGATCTGATCTGATGCCGGAGTCCATGAGTTCATCGCAACACGGACGGTTATTGTCAAGTCTCCACTGACGTCAAGAACACCGGATACGCCTGTATCTGGTGCATACGCGAAACTGTTTGCGTCTCCTGGCAAAAGAAGAAACGTTGAATGATCAACAATTCTTGTTGCAGAGCCGGTAACTGTCACTGTATGGCCGGTCGATGTTGTAAATGACGTAGCGCCGACGGTCTGCGCGCTGAAATCAACATCGCAGATCGTTACACCGCCGATTCCCTTGCGAAGAATAAACCTGTAAAATTCGCCAGTAAAAGGTGAGGTTGCTCCAGCGTTATACACGCCAAATGTTAAAGATGCAGTATTTGCAAATATGCTGGCGATACTTCCTCCGGCAGACACCGATGTCCCAAGTTGAGTCCACAGTGAAGGTTCTGTATCTGAGTCAGCGGCGGTGAAAAATGATGTGACAGCGTTTCCAGCTCCGTGATCGCGTTTAAATGTTACCTTTATCCAGCGGGTTGTTCCATCAGTAAATCCTGTTGCAACTGTAGAAGTTGTTGTCGCGAACGCTGTCCCGTTCGTTGAATAAGAAAAAGCGAGTGTTCCAGCTGTGTTAACTGCAAGCGCCCATCCTCGTTGGTTTCCGCTGTCTGTCCATTTTGCAGCGATTGTTGAAGTCGCCGCGGGAGTCCAGTCGTCACAGGCGATTCGTGCAACTATTTCTATATCATCAATGATGTCTAACTCTGAAGAATCAGGTATTGACGCGTAGTTTGATGTTCTACCTGGAAGATACAAAAACTTTGTTGACTCGGCGCCTGTCGGTTCAAGATTAGACGCAGAGGGGGCAGACGCCCACGCGGCTTGTCCGGCTAGTGACAAAAACTTTGTTCCCTCAGTACCGAGAATATCAAGTGCTGATGAATCGGGTACTGAAGCGTACGCCCCGACGGCACCTGGAAGATTCAATGAACCGTTGACAACGCCGATGCCGTTTTCGCTGGCAAGCGAACTTCCGCTAAGTTGTTCTGCTGAAAATCTGTTCGTGATGCAACCGTTAACAGTTTCAATACCAGAATAAAATCTACCAGAAAATGAAGCGGTGCCGGGAGAGTTTGTACCAAGATATATTATCGATGCGCCGCTCACGATGGCTGTAGTGTTTGCGCCGGTACCTGTCTGCGAAACTCCAACAGACGTCCATGTCACGTTTTCAGCGACGTTCGTATCACTCGTCGAGTACCAATACTCGCACAACGCGCTGGACACTGTCAGTTTTGCGCGAAGCCAAATTGTTGAACCAGCCGATAGTCCAGGCACAGCGACAGATGACGGAGCGTTTCCTATCAATGCAGCGGCGGTATTCGCTAGTGATATGTTTAACTTATTGTCACTACCTATGTAAAACAACGCGTTTGAACCGCCCCACGCAGTCAAATACGTTAGAGTATTTATTCGGTCAAGGGTGACTCTTACCGCAAACTCTAGATCACTGACGTATCCGATGGCTGTCTGACGGTTGATCTGTACAAAACTTCCAGTCTCTCCAGGCATCGTGACATATGTCCCAGAACCGGCATCAGCTGTGAACTGAATCACGTTTGCACCGGGATTTAGAGTTATCCAGTCAGTCAAAGTGTCAACAAATACGCGAGCACCGAGAGTATCACCGTTGTAGGCGACCTCCTTGCTATACGTATTGATCTCTAGCTTATCCGCATTTCTAACAATTGACCCGCTGCACGCTGTTGACGCCACGTCTGTCGACTCAACACTGTAGCTGACGGTATTTGATGCCACAGTCGACACTACAAATGTACCGTCAAACACTTCGTCAACACCCGACACGGTGATCACGTCGCCAGAAATAATCGTGTGCGTTGAAGCCGTTGTCAATGTCGCAACATTGCTTGTCAATATCTTATTTGTGACAATCTCTGAGTCTGATGAACGTAGCGAGTCAACAATCGTCAACAGTTCATCGTTGGTCGAGTTATATATTGTTGCTGGAGCGTCGAGCGGTCCATTGATCTCGATGAACGTTGTGACAGGAGTGTTTCCTACGTTTTGTATTGTCGTTGACCCGGTGATTGACGCTGAACTCGCCGTACACGGAATGGTCGCGACATTGTAGCCGTCCGGATCACTATCATTCCACGAATACTTTATCGGATCTGCTGCACGCAAACCGACAGAAAATTCTGTTCTACCTCGAGCGTTAACGGTCTGAATCTGTGGTTTTCCACTGAGACGCACAAACGCCGATCTTGTTGGAGACTCTAAAGTCTTTAACCATACGCCGCGGCGGACAAGATCAAGTTGCTCGACAAGTGTTTCTCTAGCAGCTGACAGATACTCTGGACTTGGAGGAAGTATCACTCCAGAGAGAGTGATCTGTCGCGCGGCCCAGCGACCGGAGGCGTCGTATGATCCATCGCCCCACCCGCGAGGTATGTCTGGAATGACTGGATCAGGGTGTTCCCACCAACCGTCAATTTCCGTACACACCCAAATGACGTTGTTCGAGTCGATGTTGTTTAAGACAAGGTCGCCGATGATAACGTCTTCCTTCAACTTCATTCCGGAGAACACCGGAGGTGGAAGAGGAACTAGTGACTTATTTACGACAGTTGTTTCACGACCCTGTTGCAACGGGTCAGTGAAATCTCCTTCACCGTATGTACCTTGCCCGTATGCCCGAACGGTTGCCATGACGTTCTCGCGTTTCTACTACGCCACGTCGCCGTGTGTAATGTTTGCTGTTCCAGCTGTAGATAGTCCAAGATCCGTGAATCTAAACCAACTTCCAGCTTTTGGCGTAAGTGTTCCAGACGCCACAGAAACCTGTAGAGGAAATCTAGCTGTAGCTGTCCCCTTTAGAACCATCCCGGTGATATAGATCGCTTGAATCGCGGCGGTGTTTCCTCCGGTGATCGCCTTGTTTGCCGTCGAGTTAAACTCGTTCACACCGGTGTAGATGGTGGATGATCCAACAGCTGTCTCAAGAGTGACAAGAGCGCTTGCCTGAAACTGTGTTGCTGCCGTACCGGCCCATCCGAGTGTTATCGCACCGGTTGAGGAGTTTGTAATTCGTAGAAAGTAGTCAAATAGATAGACTCTATTTAACGTTAAGTTTGGCGCAACACCGTACGGGTTTGTTGCTGTTGTTGTGATGCTGGTTCCGTCAGCACCGCGATAGAAGAACATTGTTCCAGAGAGTTGATAACTCGTTGCTGCCGATGAATAGATAAATCGCTGGTCAATGTTTTGAATCGCGGTGTTTAGAGTCGTACCCCACGTGTTTGTTTCACCGTTATCAGGTATCGGTGTTGTTCCGTTTATTAGATATGTGGGCATGTCGTGCCTCCTGTCTCGTTTGTTTTTATTCTAACCTACGCGGCGCCTCGTCGGAGTTCAAACGCAAGTTGACGCGAAACAATCGCCGCGAGCTCAACCTCGTCCATACCCTTTGAAGCGTTGATGGTCATATTTACAATGATCGGCTGCGTCTGCTGTTGCTGCTGCTGTTGCGCTGATTGAAGTGCCGCTATCGGACGCTTAAATGCGTTGATACTTGTGACGCTGGCAAGATTCTGCGTCGCCATGACTAGATCAGCAAGACCGGATTGCTGCATTAGTTCCATAGCTCTTGCAGGTCTTGTTAGCGGAATCACAGCCTCTTTGCCCGCTTCTCCGATCATAGCGAGCGTCGGTTTGTCGACGATAGCACCTTTTGCTAATAGAGGAATATCTGGGACATCAAATCTCGATCCACCGATAAACGGAACCCATGAAGGAACCGTAAATGATAGTCTTCCGACGGTGTTATTCCATAGACTTGCTACACCGTTGAACGCGCCTTTAGCCGCGTTCTTTATTCCGTCAAACAGTCCACTGGCAAATCTTCCAATTCTTGTTGGAATATTCTGGACAAACTCGACAATATTGTTGATTTTTTCTGCAACCCAGTCTTTTGCCTGAGTTATCTTGTCCTTTAGCCACTTAAAACCTTCACCAAAAACATACGAAATTCTTCCAGGAAGATTTGTAAAGAATCCGACTATGCCGTCGATCACATTTGAAACAAATGTCTTAACGTTCGTGAATACTCCGCTAACCCACGAATAAACATTGCTTATCGCGGTCCTTATTCCTCCCCAGACGGTATCAAAGACTGTTTTAATTCCATTCCAAGCTGTTTCAAACGCAGTCTTAATTCCGGTCCATGCTGGTTTGATAACGTTGTTCCACACAAAGTTAATTGCTGTAGAAATCGCGTCCCATACCGTTGCGAATATAGTACGGATACCTTCCCATGCTGTACTAAACACGGTTGACATTCCGTCCCATACAGGCTTGATAACATTTTCCCAAACAAAGCTTATTGCTGTGGAAATAATGTTCCAGACGGTTTCAAAATATGTCTTGATACCTTCCCAAGCAACACCGAACACCGTTGACATGGCGTCCCAGATCGGCTTGATGATGTTATCCCAAACAAAGCTTATTGCTCCTGAGATGATGTCCCAGACGGTTTCAAAATATGTCTTGATACCTTCCCAAGCAACACCGAACACCGTTGACATGGCGTCCCAGATCGGCTTGATGATACTGTTCCAGACAAATGAAACTGATGTGGAAATAATGTTCCAGACGGTTTCAAAATAGAGTTTGATACCTTCCCAAGCAACACCGAACACCGTTGACATGGCGTCCCAGATCGGCTTGATAATGTTATCCCAAACAAAGCTTATTGCTCCTGAGATGATGTCCCAGACGGTTTCAAAATATGTCTTGATACCTTCCCAAGCAACACCGAACACCGTTGACATGGCGTCCCAGATCGGCTTGATGATGTTATCCCAAACAAAGCTTATTGCTGTGGAAATAATGTTCCAGACGGTTTCAAAATAGAGTTTGATACCTTCCCAAGCAACACCGAACACCGTTGACATGGCGTCCCAGATCGGCTTGATGACGTTGTTCCAGTAGAAACTTATTGCGCCGGTGATGATGTTCCACACCGTTGTGAAGTACGTCTTGATACCTTCCCAAGCAAGGCCAAAAACTGTCGACATCGCGTCCCAGATCGGCTTGATGACGTTGTTCCAGACAAATGAAACTGATGTTGAAATAATGTTCCATACGGTTTCAAAATATGTCTTGATACCTGACCAAGCAAGGCCAAAGACTGTCGACATCGCGTCCCAGATCGGCTTGATGACGTTGTTCCAGTAGAAACTTATTGCGCCGGTGATGATGTTCCACACCGTTGTGAAGTACGCTTTAATGCCAGACCAAGCAAAACTAAACACTGTAGACATCGCTGACCAGATAGGTTTGATGACATTATTCCAAACAAACGAAATTGCTGTTGAAATAGTTGTCCAAGCGACGTTAAATACAGTCTTTATTACGCTCCAGGCAGCTGAAAATCCTACTGATATTCCTTCCCAGATAGGTTTAATAGCTTTCCAGAACTTGTCAAGACCAGTTTTTACGATCTTAATAGCTCCAGTTGCAGCGCTACCGAAACCATCCCAAGCGTTGTTAAAGAAGTACGCGATTCCGTCAAAGACGGACTTAACAGCTTCTCCAAATGCAATTATTGCATTGTATATCGGATCCCACACAGAGTGGAATGTAGAACTTATTGTGTTCCACGTTGACTCAAACGTACTGGATAACGCGTCCCAAACGGGTTTAATGACATTGTTCCAGGCAAAATCAATCGCTGTTGAGATCGCGCCCCAAACGGTGTCAAACGCAGTCTTGATTCCAGTCCAAGCTACGCCGAACGCTGTGGACATGGCGTCCCATATAGGCTTGATGACGTTGTTCCAGACAAATGAAACTGATGTTGAAATAATGTTCCATACCGTCGTGAAGTACGCCTTGATACCTTCCCAAGCAACACCGAACACCGTTGACATGGCGTCCCAGATCGGTTGAATAACGTTGTTCCAGTAGAAACTTATCGCGCCGGTGATGATGTCCCATATAGTCGTGAAGTACGCTTTAATGCCAGACCAAGCCAAACTAAATATTTCCGACATCGCATTCCAGATTGGCTTGATGACATTATTCCAAACAAATGAAATTGACGACGAGATGCCATCCCAGATTGCGGTAAACACTGATGCGATATCTTCCCACGATGCCGTAAACACCGCGTAGATCGCATTCCAGATTGGCTTGATGACGTTGTCCCAAACAAACGAAATCGATGATGAAATCATTGTCCAGACTAAATTAAAAGCTCTTCTTATTCCTTCCCAAACAAAACCAAAAATTGCCAACATCGCATTGAACGCTGGCTTAATGACGTATTCCCATGCAAACCGAATTTGGAACGTGATCAGGTCCCATATCGGACCGAACACGGCGCTGATGGCCGTCCATACAGTCTTAAAAACAGTCAATATTGATTCAAATACAGGTCTAATGACACTGTTCCAAGCAAAACTAATTGCTGATGAGATCGCGTTCCAAACGGTATCAAATATGTTTTTGATGCCATTCCAGAAATTTGATAGTAACTCTCGACCTTTTTCAATAAGCGACGAATCAAGAATCCCAAGCCATCCGAGAATTTTTGATGGAATGCTTAAGAAGAAACTTGCGATGTCTCCCATAACCGAGACAAGCCCGTTTAGGAAACCGAGAATAATGTTTTTACCAAAGTCAAGAAATACAGTTGACGGTGAAGAGATGCCAAAGATCGACTTAACGGCGTTGATGATCCATTCACCGATACCAGTGAAAAAATCGTAGATCCATTTCGCGCCAGCAACAAGACCTTTCCATAGTCCTTGGATAATTGACATGCCAAAACTTCCGAGCATGTCTTTTATTCCGTTAAACACAAACTTAAGCGCGTCTTTCAACGACGAGAACGCTTTACCAAAATGCTTTACGGCACCGCTGACGTCTCCACGCAGAAGCGCAAAGATTCCTTGAACAACTTTCCACACTGACTGGAATACCTTCGCAATGGCGCCGACGGTGTTGATGAGAACCTTTATTGCCCTCGACACGATGTCGATCGCGCCGACAAAAGCTACCTTAAAGATCGGAACAATGTATTTTGCTATAAAGTCACCGATTGATTTAAAAACATTTTTTACGTTTTTTACGACAGTCTCTGTCCCGCCGAAAGATTTAAGAACTTCATTTATTGTTTGCTTTATAGATTCAAACGCTTTTTTAAGATTTCCCCAGACGACATCAATTAGATCTTTTATTGCTTTTCTAAAATTTTCACTGTTTTTGTACGCCAGGACGATTACAGCAATAAACGCAGCAACACCAGCAACAATTCCGGCGAGCGCTCCTCCGCCGATGCCAAAGTTTGCAAAAACTAGTCGAGCTGCCGCGATTTTGTCTCTTAAAGTTGTGACAATGTCGATAGCTTTAAAAAAGTAACCAGAGAATGCGTTAAAGACAAATGTTGTAGCGTTGTTCATCAACCGAAGCGCCTTGACAACTCCCATGATACCAGCGCTAAAGAGAAGTACTCTTTGAACAACTTCATTACCAAATACAGCGTTGATAATCTTTAAACCAGCGGTGAGAGTGCCAAAAAAGTACTGCAGTGACGCTGTCTCGGTAAAGTTTTTTATGAATTTAAGAAACTCATCGGCAAATTTTGTTAAATACGGCGAACCAGACGTGAGAGTGTCAATTATTGTTCCAAGGGTCGGCATCATGGCAGACAGCCCCTGAGCTGTCTTTCCAATCCCTGGATTGTCTCCAAGTTTCAAGAACTCTTTAACAAGCGAGACAACAAGTTTACTTATTTCATGAGTGTTCTTTGCAGTATCGATAAAAAACTGCTGAAGTCGTCCGCTATCTCCAAGTTTTTTTGTAAATTCTTCAAACTTTTGAGTTGAAGCCTCGAATGCATCAAGCAAAAGTTGACCGCCACTTCCAGGTCCGGAAGCTGCTTTACCGATATTTTTGATTGCTTCATACAAGTTTCTAAAAATTGAACCTAGTTGCGCAGCAACATCACCGGCTTGGTTGAACATGCTGGTAAGTTCACCGGTTGAATTCTTAAATTCAAATGTTTCTCTCCACCCATCTGTTAGGGTGACGACCCAATCTGAGAAGCGTCTAATTAGTGGATCAGCTGCTGTGAGAAGCGATAAAAATACGTCATAAAGATTACCAGCAGCATCCCCCATTCGGCGGATAACATATGTGTTTGTATCGCCGATCTTCCCAAGTTCATCAAGATTTGATGACTCGGTGACAACGTTTGAAATGTTGACTGCTGCTTCACCTAAAGCTTTTCCAGTTTCACGCAGAATTGGAATAAGACGTGGAAATAGGTTATCAACCAGATTTTTAATTGCGACAGTTAAAAGAGGGAATAGATCCTTGCCAGCAGCTGCCTTGAGTTCTTTAATTTTGTCTTGTATTGAAACTATGTATCGAACAAACGCCTTAGCTTCTTCAGATAGTCCAGCAAGTGGGTCAACTCCACCACCGCCAGCACCAGCGGCTTTCTTTTTCGCGTCCTCGAGCCGTTTTAACGCGTCTTCTTCAGCGCGCAGCGCATCACGCTCTGCCCGCGCCTTAGCGTCAGTGGCTTCCTGCACAGCTTCTGTTGCGTTGACAACCTCTCTTGATCCCTCAACGCCAGCTTTATTTGCTTTTTCAGTTTCTTTCGCAAGATCTGAATTTCGATCTTTTGCTCGACGCAGATTAAGATCTGCCTCAGCGTACGCAAGTTCTGCTTCACGTCGCGCGCGTGAGTTTGGTGGAAGATCTTGAACTCGAGCAAGACGCTCTCGTGCTTTTTCAAGTTCAATTGATGCTTTCTTTTCAGAAATAGCCGCGTCTTCGGCATCAAAGTTTAACTGTTGAAGACTTTCAGCTGCTGTTTTACGGGCCTCAGTCAGCCGATCCTCGGCGTCAGCAAGGTTTTTACTCGCTCTTGCGAGAGCCTCTCTGTTTGACTCAAGAACTCTTGCAAGATTCTTTTCTGCATCTTCGATTTGACGAGCTTGGTCAGCTCCACCACCGCCGCCGCCGCCGGTTTTTTGCTTCATTAAGCCTTTTATTGCGGCCCCAACGCCGCTAAACGCTAATTTTGCGGTGAGGGCTGCTTGTCCTATCGCGGCAAAAATTCCTGGAAGAACAATCAACGCCGGCACAGCTGCGCCGACCTGCATCACCAACGCTGAAAGACCGGAAACTAACGCAGAAATTCCACTTATAGCGACGCTAATGGCTGGACCAACAAAATAGCCAGTAGTTACTAGCTTAGCAAAGGCTTCGTTCGCGGCGAGAGCTTCTTGTCTAAACTTTTGTAGAGCGTCGCCTTTTGAAAGTCCCCGTGAAAAAGACGAACCAGACTGCTGTCCTGCGCGTTGGAAATTCTGTACAGTAGACGAAAGTTCATTATCAACGTCTTTTTTAAAACGATCAACAATCGCGTGAACTGCAATATACGCGTTTCCAATAACAGCCATCGTATGTCACACCTCCTCACGCAGATCGTCGTAGTTATTCTATACCAACAAAAGTTACCCTAGTGGAGCGTCAATTAGCATTCCAAAAGGCTTTGCGGAGTTCGCGTTGACCGGTGTCGGAGGCACATACGGTTTTGGTGGAACAGCAAAAGCCCTAGACTCTTCTTCTACATCAATCGGCCGCGGCGGCGCATCTTCGTCAAAATCAAGTTCATCATCGAGAATGGACGCATTAAGCGACGACGAAGTAGACGAAGCATACTGATACTCCCTGTTATAGAATTCTCTATACAGAGTCCTGCGGACGTGATCACGCACTTCAAGATGCTCTTTTGAACTCGCCGCGAGCATGTCTTCTTCAAAATAAAAGTGAAAGACATCTAGCATGTCAGACACTTCTAATGAATCAAGATGAACACCGTGAGTCAACGCCTTACCGTTGACGTACGGCCAGAGATCTATTGCCCATCTGGCGAGACTTCTGGCCGCTGCGTAGGGCGGTTGCTGTAAGTCTCCATCAGCCAACTGATGATGTCCATGAGCTGCTCGATTGTCACAATGCGATCTGGGTCTTCACAGAGGGTGTTAAAACGAGTGTAGCTTTCCTGAACAAGAACATACTTAAAGAAGTCAGTTATAACGGTGGCACTCGCCGCTGTGTCGTCATCATTTCCAGATCTTCCAGCAAGATCGAGCATCACCTTTCCTGGAATCTGCGGACGACAATAGAAATCTTCGCCATACAGACGAAACATGATTTCTTCCGCATTTTCTGTTGTTACAGGCGCACCGAAGTCTTTAAACTTTGTCATCTTATTTTCTCCGTAATCATGGTTGTCGTCTTGACATCCTTCTTTAATTTTATACAAGATTTCTGCATAAAAGATGTTTTTCACGTAGAAATCTACAGAACAGCGAGCCTGAGATTATCCGTAAGAAATCTGTTCGGCTTTGTCCCCTTATGCACTACTGTGTGCGCGTATACCGCGACTCCAGCACGGTTTCTAAACCTAAGAACTTGTGAAGGTTTCGCTACGATAACATGTGGTTTAGTTCCTTCATGGTGCATAAGAGCGTATGATAGCGATGAACCAATTAAAATTTTCGGTCCCATCGCGCTTCGTTCGAAATTTTGATTTATTGAAACTTTAAGAGCACCGGTGTTGGTGCCTACTTGAATTTTTGCTGCAGCAAGAACTTTTGCAGATCTTTTTTCAAGATCACGGCCGACAGGGCCAGATCTTGACTTTAAAAGACGATCAAGTTCCGGATAGTTCCAAACGATCGCCTGTGTCATGGTACTGCCATCGTCAACTGGAGAGTTACTAGCTGAAATCCTCCGTCTGGAGGAGGTATCTCGACGGAACCTATGACACCGACGCCAAAACCAGACGAAACGTCCCACTGGTCAAGTAAATTTATTGATTCAAGAAGAACCCATGCGTCAATCGCTCCGATTCTCGAACCGTCCTCGATCGTTGCGGCAAGCGGCGCCCGTCCGCTCTGCGAAACAACTGGTATCTGCCGAGCGACGGTGATCAACATCGTCACCGTTCGCGGCATGTTGCATCGCTGCGGTTGACTTTGCTGTGAACCTGGCGGTCCCAGATAACCTTGAATCAGCGTAATTGTCAATTGTTCACAGTCGATTGACGACATTCCGAGAGTCCAGTATCGCCGTGCCGGGAGCGGAACATTGTAGGAAACATACGTGTTTACAACTGCGTCAAGTACGTTGTCGAGCAGCGTGACAATGTTTAAAGCATCAGTTGACACAGTTGAAATATCTGTCAAAGGCATGTCGTGTTACACCGCCGTGTACGCGCTGACAGCTGATGTTGCGAGCGCTATTCTTAGATTTCCCGAACATACATAGGCTGTTTCTTCTTCTCCAAGACCGTTTATTCTCGTTCCATAGAGGTCCCACGAGCCTGGATCAATCATTCCTAAAGTCTGAAGAGCGTCCGAATACCCAACACTTATTTCAATTCGATCATCTTCAACCGACGAAGTTATCGTGCCGCCCGACACGGTAGACGCAACATTTGCTGCAGTCAATTGATACTGCACGATTGTCGATGAGGGGACTTGATGAATAGTGTATGTCCCATTGAATGTCGCGTCAACACCTGCGACAGTTATTTCGCCGCCAGGATAGAGTCCATGAGCTGACGATGTCGTAAGTGTCGCCATATTTGACTGTAGACTCTTGCTAACGACGGTCGAAGATGCCGTTGTCGGATCTGTTATACTTGCCGCATCTGCGAGTATCTTTGTGACCGTTTGCGGATAGTTATATATTCTAATTTCTGGCGACCATCCGCTTCCGTTGGTCAAAAATTCTGCGCCGATCGCGGACACTAATAGATCAACGCTACCTGTCCCGCCTGCGGGCACAACAATGTCAAATGAACTTGTGGGAAGTTTATTTTGCTTTGGTGTGTTTCGTCTTGCTCGAGGGACATCTGGCGAAAACACCCTCGCCTTTGCTCGAGCCTTGTCTGGGTTGACAGACTTTAGGAACATGTCAACTGCATAAAGTCCAGTTCGCAGTTCTTCAACAAAGTCCTGTGAATCAAGAAGAGTATATGATACACCCTGTCTAGATATTGAAGTCACACGTTGAGGTAGGTCGCAAACATCGCCAGACCATAGTTTTGCAAACTCAATCGCGAGCGTCCTTGCAGCCATCTTTCCGAGTGTAGGTGGCTCGACACCATATGAATACGTGATTTCAATATTGCACGGAGTCCACGGAACGCCCAAAGACGCTTGAATTGTCGAATGATCAACAAGATAATACTTACTTGGACTGATTATGTTGCCTGAACGATCGCGTATCGTATGAATTTTTGTTACGGGACGTCCACGAAGACGGATGCGCGACGATGATGTGATTCCGTCGGCGGTCATCCCCTCATAGAAGCTAAGATTATCACCAAAGAAGTTGTTTACGTCTCCATCAACAAGCACTGCCTGCGTGTTATAGATTGACGGTCCGTATTTGTACACTCTTCCAGCACAGATGTATCGTTCAGTCACAGTTGTCAGCCCGCTATATTTGCGACCGGACAGTGCCCATAAAAGATTTGACGCGGATTTAGCAGCCTCGTACGAGAACTCTGTTTCCGCGTAAACTCCAAGTTCTTCTGGCGCAATCCATAAATTGGACATCTTTCCTCGTCTTTTCTGTAAAAACTGAAACGGCGCGTCCCATGTATTCTATACACAGGACGCGCCGTTGACAGTCTAAAGTTGTTAGCTTGTCGGGTCCTTGACCGATGCGATGATGAAGTCGATCGGCAGATCCGCGTTGTAGTTGAGGTTACCAGGCGTGTTATACGCTGTCGTTGAACCCTGCGATGAGAAGTCGTTGACGTCACGACTACCAGCCACGCAAGTAACCGTACCAACGGCAGCACCAGATGTGATCGTACCTGATGTTGAAGTAGTGTACGTGATAGTTGTTGATGTTGTTCCAGTTATCACAGCGTACGTAGTGTTCATCGGTGCAAACGTTGATGTTAGACCAGCCACAGAGATGATGTCACCGGTAACAAAACTGTGAGAGGCAAACGTAAGTGTGGCTGTCGTGCCTGCTCTTGCCGCGTTTGTTGTCGCAGCTGTGAGATCGCCGTGCCAGGTGTAGAAACCCTTGCGACCAGTGGGAGCCCATGAAGTACGAGCGTACGCGTACGGGCGCTCTGTCGCGGTCGGGAACTCCCAACGATCATCAAGTCCGTCACCAAACAACGTGTTACC